GCGACTTCTCGCTTATCTTATCAAACACAAGCACTGGTCACCTTTTGAAATGGCTTCTGCGACAATCGAAGTAGAGACAACTCGTGATATTGCGAGACAGTTTCTTCGTCATCGTTCGTTTGCGTTTCAAGAGTTTAGTCAGAGATATGCTGACCCAGGTTCATTAGATGAGACATTCGTAGTTCGTGATGCACGACTGCAAGACGAGAAGAATCGTCAAAATAGTGTTGAATGTGAGAATGACTATATAAAAGAGCGATGGGAAGAAGAGCAAGTACAAGTGATTCTAAAAGCCAAAGAAGCATATGACTGGGCTATTGATAATGGTATCGCAAAAGAACAAGCAAGAGCAGTTCTACCTGAGGGTAACACCAAATCAAAATTGTATGCTAACGGAACAATTCGTTCGTGGATTCACTATGTCGAATTAAGATCAGCAAATGGTACGCAAAAAGAACATATGGAATTAGCAAGAGAGATTGGTTGTGCGATTCACGCAATCTTTCCAATGATCGAAGATTTCATTAACGACTAACATCAAAAGTTTATATATACACTACTTGCATTGAATTGCTGTGTGTATTAATCAAGAATGGATATAGAAATGACAATAAAAATCGACAAAGATAAAGATTCCCTACTCGCCTCATATGCACTGGGAATGTTGAAAGACTTTTACTTAACCGAATATGAAAAATCACCACAAGAAGCATACAAAAGAGCCGCAACAGCTTGGTCACATTACGACGGAGAACTTGACAAAGATTTAGCACAGAGACTGTACAACTACGTTTCAAACAAATGGTTCATGTTTGCTTCACCAGTTTTATCAAACGCACCAAATGGATCGAAGCAAGGCAAGGGTATGCCTATCTCATGCTTTCTGACTTATGTTCCAGACACTCTAGAAGGTCTGATAAGTCATACATCTGAGTTAAGATGGTTATCTGTTTATGGTGGTGGTGTCGGTGGTCACTGGAGTGATGTGCGAACTGTATCTGATGTAGCACCAGGCCCTATGCCATTCATTCACACAGTTGATGCTGATATGATTGCATATCGACAAGGGAAGACTCGTAAGGGTTCATATGCCGCTTACATGGATATCTCTCACCCAGATATCATTGAGTTTCTGAATATGCGTATTCCGACAGGTGATGTACAACGCAAGGCATTGAATCTACATAATGCGATCAACATCACAGACGAGTTTATGGAAGCGGTTAAACAAGGAAGTTCTTTTGATCTTCGTGATCCAAAAGATAGTCGAGTCAAAGACACTACTGATGCTCGTAAACTATGGGAGCGTATTCTTGAGACACGATTCAGAACTGGTGAGCCATATCTAAACTTTATCGACACAGCAAACCGAGATTTGCCACAACCACTCAAAGATAAAGGTCTAAAGATTCATGGATCGAATCTATGTAACGAGATTCATCTTCCAACTGATGCTGATCGTACTGCTGTTTGTTGTCTATCGTCATTGAATCTTGAGTACTACGATGATTGGAAAGATACTTCTATTGTTCGTGATCTTGTGAGAATGCTTGATAATGTCCTTGAGTATTTTGTGAACAACGCACCAGACACAATCGAAAGAGCAAAGTTTAGTGCGGCAAGAGAAAGAAGTATTGGTCTGGGTGCTATGGGCTTTCACAGTCTGCTACAGAAGCATGGTGTTGCTTGGGAATCAGAACTCGCAAAAGAGATCAACGAAGTAGTATTTGAACACATTAAAAGTGAAGCAGTTGCTGAGACTGAGTTGCTTGCTGAAGAACGAGGTGCTTATCCAGACGGACCTGACTCTGGTAGAAGAAACTCTCATCTAATGGCAATCGCACCAAATGCAAGTTCTGGTGTGATTTTATCAACTTCTCCATCTATTGAGCCACTTAAAGCCAACGCATACACGCACAGAACAAGAGCAGGTTCTTTCTTAGTCAAGAACAAGTATTTGAAAGAACTTCTAAGACAGAAAGATCAAGACAACGATACAATCTGGACATCAATCATTACAAAGAAAGGTTCTATTCAGCATCTTCCATTCTTGAATGAAGGCGAGAAAGCAATCTTCAAGACTGCTGATGAACTGGATCAAAACTGGGTTGTACAACACGCCGCAGATCGTCAGAAGTATATCTGTCAAGGTCAGAGCGTAAACATCTTCTTCCCTGCAGGTGCTGATAAAGCATATGTGAATCAAGTGCATCTACGAGCATGGAAAGAAGGTCTAAAAGGATTATATTATTTGCGTACAGAAGCAAAGCAACGTGCTGAAAACGTAAGTGAGAAAGTAGAACGAGTAGCACTTCAAGGTGATACACGCAACATCGTATATTCTAAAAAGCATTGCCCATTCTGTTCGTTAGCGAAAGAAGAACTACGATTGCGAGGTATTCCGTTTGATGATATCGATTTAGCCTCTGTTGGAAAGACTGCCGCAGAAGTAACTGGTCGTAAAGATGTGAAGACAGTGCCACAAGTATATATCGAAGGTGAGTATGTTGGTGGTTACAATGAGTTACTAGAATTTTTAAATAAACCAATAGAAGACTCAGGCGATGACGAATGTCGTGCCTGTGAAGGATAGGAGATAGAAGTTGAGCGAGAAAACAGGACTATTAGATTACAGCAAAGCATACAAGCCATTTATGTACCCTTGGGCTGTAGAGTTAGTAAAGAAGCATGAAGAGATTCACTGGGTAGAAGATGAAGCAGAGTTGTCTGAAGATGTACAAGATTGGAAGACAAAGTTGACTGAGAATGAGAAAGATTTTGTAACACAAATTTTGAGATTGTTTACTCAATCGGATGTACAGGTAGGTGAGAACTATCACGAACTGTTGATTCCAAAGTTTAAGAATAACGAAGTAAGAAATATGTTAGCATCATTTGCTAATCGTGAGGGTGTACACCAAAGAGCATATGCGTTATTGAATGATACATTGGGTTTGCCTGATGAAGACTTTCACGCATTTCTTGAGTACAAAGAGATGGCTGAAAAGCTAGACTTTATGAAAGAAGGCAATATCAACACACAAACTGGATTGGCATTAGCACTTGCTCAATCTGTATTCAACGAAGGTATGTCACTATTCGCATCATTCGTAATGCTGTTGAACTTCCAACGCTATGGCAAGATGAAAGGTATGGGTACAATCGTTGAGTGGTCTATTCGAGATGAAACCATGCACGTTCAAGGTAACGCAAAACTGTTTAGAGAGTTTTGTGAAGAGCATCCGAGAATTGTAAACGATGAATTGAAATCAAAGATTTATGAAATGGCAAAGAATGCTGTTAAGTTAGAAGATAAGTTCATCAAACTTGCATTTAATGGTCACGATCAAGAAGGCATCACAGAGAAAGAAGTGAAGCAATACATTCGTCACATTGCTGATCGTAGACTTCTACAACTTGGTATGAAAGCGAAGTTCAACGCAAAAGATAATCCAATGCCTTGGTTAGACTGGGTACTGAATGGTGCTTCACACGATAACTTCTTTGAGAAGCGAGTGACTGAGTATTCTGTAAATGGTATGGAAGGTGAATGGGGTTGGGGTGAGAACACTCCAGAAGGCGAAGTGTGTGGCTTTGATGGTCAAGGTTGTGCCGCCTAAATGGACAAATGGCAGAGTGCATATATAGATGTAGCAGAGAGGTTCGCCTCTCTATCTACTGCAAGAAGATTGAAAGTAGGTGCGATTGTTGTTAAAGACAATAGGGTTTTAAGTATTGGTTATAATGGTATGCCCTCTGGATGGGACAACAACTGTGAAGAAGCTTGTAAACCAGATTGGATGGACTGGGAACCAACTGAAGAAGATGTCCAGCTAGGTATTGCAATCTTAAAGACAAAGCCTCAGGTCATACACGCAGAAATGAATTGCTTATCAAAACTAGCAGGTTCAAACGAGAGCGGTAAAGGAGCAGATATGTATATCACACACGCACCCTGTATAGAATGTGCTAAGATGATATATGCAAGCGGTATAGTAAATGTCTTTTATAAGCACGATTATAGAGACGATAAGGGAACAAAGTTTTTAGTTGACTGTGGAGTAGGAGTAGAAAAACTATGAAAAGAATAGACGCATTTTGCGACAGTTGTGAATCAGAGTTTGGTATTGAGTTGATTGACTCTGAGATAGTCGTGAAGTACTGTCCAGTATGTGGAGAGAAACTTGATAATGATGTCGAAGAAATTAGTATCGATGAGGACTTCTTAGAAGAAGACTGGGAAGACTAGATGTGGCTATACGAGGGTAAAGAGTTTACGAGCGAGATGATAGGAGACTACATCGGGTTCGTATACATCATTACTATCAAAAGCACAGGCAAGAAGTATCTTGGTAAGAAACTATTCACATCAACACGCAGACTAGCACCACTCAAAGGAAAGACTAGAAAGCGTAAAGTGACTAAAGAGTCAGATTGGATGTCTTACTATGGCTCTTCAGAAGAAGTTAAGATGATTGTCGAAGAGATGGGAGCAGATAACTTTGATCGAGAGATCATTCACCTATGCGACAAGAAAGGTGAGATGTCATATCTAGAAGCAAAAGAGCAGTTTGATAGAGGTGTTCTTTTATCAGACGATTGGTATAATGGTATCGTCAACTGTAAGATTCATAAGAGTCATGTAAAGGGTCTGAGAGAGAAGTTCGGACCTGATGAAGAAATGAGATTTCGTCAGCCTTGGCATAATCGACCTTAATTTTTGTATCACATTATATAATATAGAGACTATATTGTCACCCCTTTGTCATTCGTGTTTCCTTATTATATAAATAACTTAATGAGTCGAAATGAGACTTGTTCGAGACGACTGGTCATAATACTACAGGATATAATTAAATGGACACCCCAGGACACAGCTATTCATTTAGCCTAAATGAAACCGCAGTAAGTAGTGCGATAAGTTATGCCACTAGAAATAACATAAACAATGCCACTAAAGTTCTAGTTGTTAACGGAGACGATGCAAAACAGCTAGTTCGTATCCAAAAAGCAGGTGCCCCATCTAGCGGTAATAGCAACGGTTCGTTTGCAAGTTTTGTTTTGCCAAGATGGCAAAGTTTTATAGTACATAAAGATGCTACTGACACAATGTTTGCTCAAACAAGAGGCACTGGTATAGACGGTGCATATGGCGATGCAATTAATATAACCTTTACTAAAGTGGATGTAAAATAATGCAAGTAAAATTATTAGGATTATCCATAAGCACAGACACCAACAATATTGGTTACTCTGGTGCTCAGAATGAAAGCTTCGATAATATAGTAGCCGGTCAAAGATATAGAATAATTGCTGTCGCAACTGATAGTAACGCTGTAGGTGGTAATCCAACTGCTGGCAGTACCGCGGAAAAGGATGCCTTTACTAGCGTAGGGGCGGTTAAAACAACAACTACTGCCCCTATCACGACCCCCACGGCAGGCCAACACTTTTTAGCATCAGCGGCTGGTACTAGTGTTACTACTCACAATGCCGGTGCTACCGTGTTGAGAGTTAGTGATAAAGATGTAAATAGATCAAATGTAGATAATGCTAGATGTGTTTTAGTGCAGAACGGTTCAGAAGGTAAAAGGGTAGTATTTTTGACTAAAGCAGACGGCACAGTCGTTGGAAGTTTTAGTGTACCTAGATATTCACTAACTAAACTAGTCAAAGATGCTGATCAAATGGTATGGGCCGCTCAGGGACTAACTGGTTCAGGTAGTCAGCAGTCAGGGGTAACTTTCACTGCTATAGCTTTCACTGATTAATTATGGAAATTAAACCAGTAGGATTCGATGTCTATGCTCGTGAAACAGCTTTTAGAAGCAATATTGCCGCTGATTTCGGTTCTGGCACTATTATAGCGGGTAATCTAGTTCAACCTAGTAGACAATATATGATGGTAAGTGGTACTTCATTTCCAACTAGTGTACAAATGCAGGCACTTCAGGTTTCGATATTTCCACATCAAGGGAGAGGAGAAGTCACTGGCCGACCACCATTTATAAATGAGGTGTTCACCACTCAAGCCACACTGCCTTCTGATATGTCACCTTATGCTAATATGAATGTAGTCGAGATTCACGGTGCTACTTCTGTATTAGTATCAAACGGTTCTCCAAATTTTGCATGGATT